AATCATTTTCAGGTAAAGAATCTTTAGCAAGAAAGTTGGTGGTTTTGGTATAGTTAGACATTATAAGATTTTCCCTGTTTTAAGATAGACATCTATTTTTTGTATTGATACTGCATTATTATTTATTGTAGATTCAATTCCAAATTGAATTATTTTACCTGAACCTGATAATGGCATTGAAATTGAACTAACTCCAATACCAACTGAGGCATACTTACTAATGTTATACTTTGCTGTTGTATTATATTTTGAATAATCTGCAGCACCTAAATTTTGTGATACATTTGAAGAGTTGTAATTTAATGAGTAATCATAGCCATACTTAAACGCAAAGTTTTGATCTCCACTACCAATAACAATTAAATTAGCTTTTTTAAGCATTTTATTTTGTGTTGGGGCACCTAAGTCAGAGTTAGATGTATAGTATTTCATTGTATATGTAGAAGTGTTATCTAAATATCCAGCATACTCAGCTATACCATTTGGTACACCTAAAAGAAGTTTTCTGTCTTCTGTGCTACAAAATGCTTTATAAGTAATACCAGCGTTATTACTCCAAATAGTAGCTCTTGCTGCTCCATTAGGAAGAATATTTCTAAGATCAAAGTAAACCATTGAACTTGATCCTGGGAAAGTAATTAAATAGAAAGCATCTCTTTCAAAATAACCACTTTTAATATTATTTAAAGTTTCTACAGCTAAATATCCAACTAAGTCATCTCTAATGTTAAGAGAGAGTTCACGAAGAGGCATTGAGTTTTCTTGTACTGTTCTGTTAAAACTTCTAACACCACTCTTAGATAAAAATATTAAATCATTACCTGTATTTTGTACTGAATCTCTTGCAATACATCCAACACCTTTAATAGTGTCAGCTAATGTCATTGTTGTAGGATCATTAGCACCTTGGTAAACTACAATATTATTCTTACAAAAGATAACTAAATACTTATTATGTTGAGCAATAGACACAATCTCATCATTCTGCCCTACTACACCACCAATATCTAATAAACCACTTCCTGCCCCTGTAAAATGAGCACCATCAAGTAATTTACTATAAAATACAGTTGTTTTATTATCTGTTATTCCACCAACCCATACTCTACCAAAAGATGCTAATACTGTATCAGGGTCAAATGTAGTTACTCCAGTTGGAGCAGTTCCATAGTCTGTACCAACTCTTTGAAATACAAAAGGACCACTATGGGCTCCTTCTCTATATACAAGCATTGGATTACCTGATTGAGCAGCAAACGCATAAGACTCTGCAGATGCACCACTACCTTCAGGAAGGGCAGCCCACTGCCATCTATTTCCTGTAAATGTAGGTTGAGTTGCTAATACGACTGGTCCTGAAGAATCAGTATCAAATACAAACTTTCTTGTTAAAGTAACATTGTCAGTAGTAGAAAATAACTTTCCATTACCTGAACATAAATATGAAATAGTTCCAGTTACTGTTTTAAATTCAAATATAGACTCTATGTAATTATCTGTACCTAACGCATTAGATGCTGTTATAGTTGTACTAGAAACTGTTTGAGAAGCACTCACTGTATATGTACCAACACCACCAGTACCAGTACCTAGAGCAGTAATCGTAGTTCCTGAAGTGATTCCAGTACCTGATAACACAACACCAATAGATAGAGTACCCGAAGTAACCGCACTAACTGTTAAAGTAGTTGTTGAGATAGATCCAGTAACAACTGCGTTAGTTGAGGATGTTAAAAGATCCCATCCTTTTCTAGCACCTAGACGACCATATTTATCAATAATACAATTATTAGCTACAGTAGCATAACCACTTTCAAGAGAAACACCTGACTCTTGGGTATTTAAACCCATAAATCCAGGTGCAGATATACTAGTGGTTTTTAATGGTCCAGCCATTAGCTAGGGTACCAAACTGTTTCTTCAGGTCTATGCCCTGCTTCTATAGCAATATAGTCAGCAAGCATATTTCTAAAGCGTTGTTCTTGTTCCATGAACCCGCCATCTTCACCTCGTTCACTAATTGCCCTTGCAATTGTTCCTTCAATAACTAAAGGAGCAGGAATTGTTAAAACATCAGTAGTATTAACTAAGTCTGCTTGTGGAAGAATTACATTAAATCTTAAATCATAAATACCATCAGGTATAGGAAATACATCAACTTGTGTATCACCATTTTCATCTACACCATTAAAGTTGTAGTACGCTGGGGCTGCTTTTTGAACAGTAGCCATAAGAAACTGTCTATCAAACCAAGTTCCTGGTCTATTTTCTATATAAGTATTAGTTGTATCATTAATAACATCTAATACTCTAAATCTTGTACCAGTACCAGTTAAAACATAATTAAATAGATCATTGGAAGTTGTAGCAGTTAAAGTTGTACGAAGAGCACTCCAATTCCATGAGTTTTCAACTTCTCTTTTAACTTCATTAACTAAGTCTGCAATAAGCGTAGAATAAGTATTAGCAGTAAGAGACTGAACCTCTTGCTCTCTAAGCCTTCTTAAAACCCTATTGACAATTTCTAAATAAGTCATGTGTAATTTTCCCAGTGTATACAACAATTATACCATAAGAATGGTACTTTGTCAACTAATTTCTTACCATTTAACCTTGTCAGCCCAATATGCTGCGGACATCTTACCCTTTGCTATATTCTTAGCGTGTCTTGCTTTGAATGACTTTTGTCTAGCTTTCTCAGAAGCTGTCTTAGGAGCAGATCCTGCACCACTAACCCCTTGCTGACCAAACCTAATTAACTTTTCTGTTTCACCTACTTTAGCCACAACTGCATGACTCTTTGTAGGATGAGAAGGAGTCTTCTTAGGTTTGTTATAACCAGCAAAAGTTTCTTTACCTTTTTTAATCATTTCTTTTTAGCCGTCTTTAATGATTGTTTAAACGCTTTAGCAGTAGGAGCACCTTTCGCCCCTACCTTACGCATCTTTTCACCTGAGCCTGCTTTAATTCTAGCACGCTTAGCATTAATGTTAGCATAGAGTCCTGGTTTAGTAGCCACTCTTCATAGCTTTCTTTTTAGGTTTAACAACCATTTTTTTACCTGATTTCTTAGCTGCTTTTTTAGCTGCTTCCATACCAGTCTTAGTGTAGCTATATTTTTTTCCGTTTACCATTGGCATAATATTTTCCTTTTAGTTAAAGTTTCTTTTACCTTTATTATCTATAATTAAAGCTTGCTTTCTAGGAGTACTTCCTTTAACAGTTGGAATAGATATATGTACCCAACTATCAAATTCTAATATAACCTGATCGTAAGGAATATCAGCAGTGACAATGGCTCTAACCACAGCATCAGGAGACATTCCTTTGACATTAAAGTCAGCTGCACACCCCTCACAATGTTGAGATGTTTTAGATCCACCCACTGATTCATTAACTTCCTTTGATCTATATCCTGAACTTATGGATATGGGTTTATTAACCACTTTACGGACTTGTTCTAAGAATAAAGCAAGTCTTTCTAAATTATCTTTTACTTTAGCAGAGGGTGTATTATCTACTCCTCTTCTACTTGCTACTTGACTAAATGTAAGTTCTTCTAAACTAAAGTTAGGGGTTAGTTTCATTTCTTCTTAATGTAGAACAAACTACGTTCTCCAAAGAGATAGAATCCAACTGCACTAGCAAAGTTATTAACTTCATCACTTGGTTGTCCAGTACATATCGTATATACCCATGTAGAAAGCACAAGAACCCCTATTATAGGACGCATCAGTCTAACTATGGCTTCTACCCAAGGGTAAGACGGATTACCTGCCCCAACCTCATTCATAACCTTAAAGAACTCTAGGTCAATAGACTTCATTTGAGTATATTGTTCTATGGTAGCTGGTTTAAACACATCAGGAGCTACAAACTTATTAATAAGAGACTTACCTAAATCCATAGCAACTGGTAAGAATGCAGATAATATAGTTATTGGATCCATTAAAATTCCTCTAAATTAAAGTTATATTCATCACAAACCATCTTTGAATATTTTTTAAACTTAACTGAGTGCTTATCATAGTCTGTATGTCCACTATTCCATAACATACAATGAATCATTTCGTGCATAAGTGTCTCAGATACTTTTAAAAAAGAATCATTAGCAACATCTACTTCTATTCTTGTAGGGTAGGTGTGAAAATACCCTAACACTTCTCCCTTTGTATCCATCACTCCAAAGCCCACTTTATGAGGTGCTGGCATTGGGTATAGATTGAATGGAGGTAGTTTAACAAAACAGGCATAAAGTTTACGCAGGTTTTGTTTAGTTAATAACATTTATTTAGCTAAATTTACAAACTGAGTTAAAAGAAATATAATAACAAAGCCAGCTGTTCCTAAAAGGATTTGTTCTAACCTTTTAAGACGAGCATTAATTTGTTCATAACGAAGGGCACAGACCTCTTCGTGTGTTGATAACCTTGCTTCTACATCTGTCTTAACCATCTTACTCCCCTGTCACTTTCTTAGATCCAGCGTAATTTAATTTCTGCTACTTTATCTAACCACTCTTGTTGAGTAGCTTCTCCTCTTTGCCATTTAAAGAAAATTGGATCAGATTCTGTACGATAAGCTTCAGCTTTATTATTAGTTTGTATTTCTTCTATTTCTGTTAATGGCTTGTCTGTTATAGCCCATGTTTGTTTCCATGCTCCATTTTCATTTACTGGAGTACCTTCTATTAAGTTTTGTTTATAAGTAATTACAGGCTTTTCAATTTGAGTAACTTTATAAACATTAAACTCAGCTAAAGTTTCATCTGAAATAGTTTCAGGAAAGGATGTTTGTGGATTGTCACTTTTAAGTTCAGAAATACTGTAAGGGTATTTTTCAACTAGATTATCTTTAATTTTAATATACATAATTTTCCTTTATCTCCAAACTGCTGTTGCTAAAGTTATAGGTTGTGAGGCTGACGCTGTGGCTGTTATTGTTCTTGATGCTTCAGAAGAAGTAGCAGTATAATCTGCTCCGCCACCACCAGATGATGCTGAAAATGCTTCATATCTTTCTGTAGCATTAGTCCAAGTAGTACCAACTTTTGATGAATTACCAAAAATAGATACCAAAACATAATTTTTATTTAAATTATTTACAGTGTTAGTTAATGAACTTGCATTTCCTGTGCTTGAATCTGTTGTAAAAGCAGTATCATTACTAT